ATTGACACGACTCTTCTCGCCGAATCCCAGATTAATGAACTTCACTCTAAACTTAAAGAGCGCAAAAAGAAAGAGTCGATTGAATATGAGCGAGCGTCTATTGCACAAGTTGAATTATCTGCAAAGCTTAACTCGGTTGATATCCTGATCGATGATTTGAATAAAAAGTTAAATGATAATGCAAAATTGGTAGCAAAGATTGATGGATTCAAAAGGCAACGAAATGATATTAAGACTCAAATGGACGAGATAGTAACAGACATTGAACTTCAGAAGACAGTGGCTTCTATCTATTCATCTGTTGGCGCTCAGGCCTATATTCTTGATTCAGCAGTTGCCTTATTCAATGAACAAGTCTCTAAGTATGTCGAGATGTTATGGCCGAATCTTACTTATGAACTACAGAGTTACAAGGAAAACGTTAAAGGTGAAATAACTGCCAAGTTCTCTGAATCAATCATTATGGACGGGAAACCTATTTCTTTAGGCAGTTTATCAGGTGGAGAATTGAAGGCCCTTTCTATTTGTGCAGATATGGCTCTTCTAGGAATTCTAGAACAACAGTTCGGTCTACATATGTCCCCTGTTATCTTTGATGAGGCCTTTGATGGTTTGGATGCCTCTGGCAAAGAATTTGCATTAGAATTGATCCGGGGCCTGTCCCTTGACAGATTAGTGGTCGTCGTAGACCACGCGTCCGAGATGCGTGCATCCTTTGATAAGATCTTAAGAGTTGAAAAACGCAGTGGCATTTCAGTAGTCAATGCAGTAACCTGATAATATATAGTGATGGATGAACTCATTAAAAAAGTTGAGGAGTTGTTAAAATCTTTGCTTTCCGTAAAGACTGGAGCCAATAAGGCTTTGATGGTTCCTGCTATTAAACCACCTTCACTTAAAGTTTCTAAACTATCCATCAAACAACCGTCTAAAATTCCTAGTGCGCTACCACCACCTTCAAAGAAAGATCCAATTAAGGTTGCTGAACAACTTAAGAATCCCCACGCTGGTAAGGTAAATGTAGAAGTACTTAAAGTTGAGAGTAATGGACAGTGGTCATTAGATAAAGGTGTTCTCGATCCCTCACACGGTATTAATTTTGTTCATGAACATCACGATTTAGGTGGAGTCGGTGATCTCACTCACGTTAAGGCTATTCATCCAGTTCATGGTGTTGTTGGTGAGACTGTTCTTGAACATCAAGCTGACGGTTCTTTAAAACCTTCTGATGTAAACGTTGCTCCATTACATCGTCGGATGGGGATCGCGTCGGCAATGTACAATCATGCTGAAAAGCTCACCAATAAGAAGATTGCACCATCTACAGCTCAGACCAAACTAGGTCAAGCTCTTTGGACAGGTAATAAAACCAACTCTCAGTTTGGAAGTAAGTAACATAGGTTCATGGCAAAAATTTTTAATGAAAATGCTGCAATAAGGGGAGCATTACGTAGAATTTTTGCTAGATCACCTTTAGTAGTAGAAAAAATGCAAGAATCTCGACGTGAAATTCCGAGATATAATAAAGATGGATCAAGAGCGAAGAAAGATTGGGTCCAGCGACAATGTGAAGTTTGTTTATCTTGGGTAGGTAGTACAAAAATTGTTATTGATCACAAAGAACCAGTTATATCAGTTAATAAGGGATTTGTTGATTGGAACACGTTTGTTGCTAGATTGTGGTGTTCAATAGATAATCTTCAAAGAATCTGTTCTACCTGTCACGATTTAAAAACTCAGACAGAACGAATTAGCCGGTTGTTACTTCAGTATGGGAAAGAACTAGATATCTTAGAACTTGGATTAAAAGATAAGACTATTTCTAAAGTAGAAGCTTTGAAAACGTTAAAGAAGTACATTTCAAAGAAGAAAACTGTGGATTTATTGCCTGTGGTACAAAGGGCATTGTTAATCAAGAATTTTTTAACAACCTAAGGAGTTACATAACATGAGTGATTCAAAGCTTAATCAGTCGTTTGTCGACAATGCGGAAGGTCTTAATGAGGATGAAGCAACTGCTCTTCTAGTTGAATCAGAGCAGAAGATTCGTCTTATTAAGGAAGAGCGCAACGCTGATGTTAAGTTGAGCGCTGCCAAAAGTATTACTAAGGAGCTGGGGGCAGGTTATAATAGTGCTATTAACTATGAGAAGGCAAAGATTGGCTTCTTGCTAGATAAGATTGCAGAAATCCAGGATGGTTCGGTAAATCCCAGTTCTGGTGCTAACGAGTAAGGAGAACAATAATGTCACTAAGAGCACAATATTTTGATAGTTCAACAGGTTTAACCGCAAAGTTGCAGGCGGCTCATGACGCTGGAGTTGTTCTAGTAGGAACTGGAACGGGTGTAGGTCAATGGGATGCTATTACTGCGGGATTGCAACTTAACGCAGCAGCCGGTCTTAAGACATTTACAATTACGATTCCAACCACATATCTTCCTGCTGCTCTTCGTGGCAACAAGGGGAATAACCTTATTGTAAAGGCTTATTTTAGTGGCATTGTTGAACAACTTTCTGATCAACTGATTTATAATTTTGAATGTACACCTGTTCTGAATACTAGTGATACTGTTGATACAAAAGTAGATCTAAATTTCACGTTCGCTTAATATGCATTATTGGGGCGATGAAGATTTCGATTGGGAACAATTAGATGAGGCCATCAAAATGGTGGCTTCATTTATGCATTTCTGGGGTCGAATCGGTGTTCAGTCAAAGGAGAAATTTGGTACAGCTCGAATTTATGTAACCTTTTGGGATGGTACTTTCAATGGAATCATCTATCCTGGTTACCACTTTAATCAGTTTCCAAAATGGTTTTGGCCAATTGATTACAAGATTAGTTCTTTTATGCGGTGGATTAGATTAAAAAAACTAGTTAACCGGTATCAATCTAAAATTTATGGAATGGCCTATAGTAAAGCAATAAGAGCTTATCCTAAAGTTAAGATCGAGCTTGTGATCTCTGCAGACTTTGAACCTCTTATTAAAGAACGTCAAACGATTGTAAGAATGTACAGATTTCGTCGTATTATCGAGCGATTATTACGCCCGGTAGAATATGATAATGAATAATATTCTATTTACGTCAGATTCTCATTTTTTTCATGCAAAAATCATCGAATATTGTAATCGTCCATTTTCTAGTGTTGAGGAAATGAATGAAGTATTAATTCAAAAATGGAATGCCAAGGTTGGTCTAGGAGACACCGTTTATCATTTAGGGGACTTCTCTATGGGCCCTAAAGAAAACGTCAATATTCGTAAGCGCCTGAATGGTAAGGTGATTCTTATTAAGGGTAACCACGATAGAAAAGATGCGATCCATCTTGCTGCGGGCTTTGATGCGATCTATAAGTATCTAGAAATTGAAATAAACGGACATAAACTGTATTTAGCACATATTCCAATGCATCTTGATCCTGGCGACAGATACTATCCTCCAGATCTCAAGACTATTCCTCCTACGCGGTATGATTATTTTCTCTGTGGTCATGTTCATGATAAGTGGAAGAGAAATGGCAACACAATTAATGTCGGTGTAGATGTGTCTGATTTTTCACCATTAACTCTAACCGAACTTCTTGCGAGAGACAATGAGAGCACGACTAAGTAAGTACCAAATGATAGAAATTGCTGATTATGTTCGTGAATATAAGGAACGTAGAGTAATTGGTACTTACTGGTATCTTGTTCAAACTTCACAGACGAGTACGTCGAAAGATTAGAAAGAATGCTTAAAAATTGTTTACAGTGCGGGATTGACTTTGAGGATAAAACTTCTAATCTTAATAAGATTTGTTGCTCTAAGGTCTGTGTAAACAAACTTTGGTATTTAAGAAAGACAGGCAAAACCGCTGAAGAGATTCAACCTAAAAACACTTTTGAGTCTTATCAAAGGATTGTCCTAGATTTAGGACTCATCTTCTTAAGAATAGAAAAGAATACAAAACAACCTAGAATGGTTGTTAAGTGTAAAGAAGGACACGAGTGGTCTTCTTCAATTACAAATCTTCAGAAAACTAATGGCGGTTGTCAGAAATGTTATGGTCTTGCGAATAGACTTTCATTAAGAGAAGTTATTGAGATAGCCAGTATTCGAGGATTTGAGTTAATGAGTGATACTTTTTCTTCTGGTTTTGAGAAGGCACTTTTCATCTGTCAAAAGTGCCAATATAACTGGAGTGTTTCTCCTTCAAATTTTAAAAGACACCAGTGTCCTGGTTGTAGGCCAGGTATTGAGTCCAAGGTTAGAGAGATATTTGAGTCTCTAACAGGTAAGAAATTTCCATCTGTTAGACCACAATGGCTCAAAAATCCAGACTCGAAGAGTAATGGTCTTCTTCAACTAGATGGTTATTGTGAAGAATTAAAGTTAGCTTTTGAATATGATGGTGAGTTTCACTATGTTCCGTATTGGGGAACTAATACAACTTCTAGTTTAAAGGCTACTCAACTTAGAGATAAAGTTAAGGATACTCTATGTGAGGCTTTTGGGGTCTCTTTGATAAGAATACCTTATACAGAGAAAAAGAATTTAGAAAACTTTATTAAAAGTAACTTACTTCAAGTGGGTATCTTAAATGTCAAAGTTTAAACCTTGCGTTCAGCTGCACAATCATTCAAAATATAGTCTCCTCGATGCCGTTCCTTCTCCTCAAGATTGGGTCCGATGGTGTCTTGAAACCGGCACTCCAGGATTGGCAATCACAGACCATGGTTCGGCTATATCGCTTTACGATGCCCTCCGCACTCCAGACCTTATTAAGAACATTAATAAAGAGAACAAAGAATGGAATAAAGAGAATCCAACGGAATCACCTAAATCTGATTATCCGTTAGATTCAACTAGATTAATTCCTGGCGTTGAACTTTATGTTAAGTTGAATGCAGAAGATAAGGGGCATTATCATATTACGGCGTGGGCAACTTCTAATCAAGGTTATCACAATCTAATGAAACTTGCGTCTCTTGCTTATAACGATACTGTTAAATATTATGGTAATGTTAAAGCTCGAGTGACCTACGACCAGATTAAGCAATATAAAGAAGGATTGATGTTTGGAACTGGATGTATCGTTAGTTGTATTGGCCAGGCCATTATGAAGCATAAAGATCGTAAAATGGCAGAAGAACTCTTCCTTATGTATAAAGAACTATTTGGTGATAATCTTCTTGTTGAATTTCATGTCGGTGATATTACCCACGACTTCAACAAGAAGACCGGTGGATTCGATGCATTCCCAATTGAGGTGATACCGTCCAAAGAAGACGAATGTGTTTGCGACAATAATAAGCAACGCGGTTACAATCTCTTTCTTAAGGAAATGGTTGAGAAACACGGCGGTAGATGTATTCCCGTCACAGATGCTCACTTTATTTATCCTGACGATAAGATTATTCAAGATTGTTTACTGAAAAATGGTAATTCCAATGGTTGGTACTTTCACGAGAGTTATCATCAACTTCAAGCCGAAGAGATGTTCAAAAAACTACAAGTTCATCTAGGCACAGAGTGGATGACTAGAGAAAGATTTTCTGAGTGGATTGATAACTCGTACATTCCATTAGAAAAGGCAAAATCTATTGATATCAAGTTTGAATATCACTTGCCAAAGATCGAGATTCCTGTCCACATTCAGGAAAAACATCTAGACTACAATACTCAGACGTATTATTACATGATGGAACTCATTAAGTTTCATGGTCGATGGAATCCTGATCCGGTTTATGTTCAGCGTTTTAAGACCGAACTCGATGTAATCATGAAGAATGAGAAACTCAATTTTCTTCCTTACTTCTTGGTGTATGAAGATATCGGAACTTATGCTCGTTCTAAAGGAATTCTCCAAGGTCTTGCTCGTGGATCTGCTGGTGGATCACTTATTTCTTTCTATTTAAAAATCATCCATCTTGATCCTATTAAAGCAAATCTTCCTTTTGAGCGATTCCTATCACATGCTCGTATTCATGCAGGATCATTTCCAGACATTGATGCAGATATTGGTGATCGTGCACGTGGTCTAATTATGAAGTATCTGCAAGATAAGTATAAGTTAGGTTTCGCTCAGGTCGCGACCTTTCAACGAATGAAGACTAAAAATGCTATTAAAGATGCTATGTATGCAGTTTATGGCAAGAATGGTAATGATCCAGAGGTTATGGCAATTTGTAACCTTGTTCCTGATTCTCCTCAGGGTGTAGATGAACATGACTTCTTGTACGGATATACGGACCAAGAAGGCAATTATAATTATGGCATTGTTGAACTAAATAAACAACTTGCCAAGTTCTTTGAGATCAATCCGGATATTCAGAAAATGGTGAACAAGCTTATTGGCATTGTTCGTGGATGGGGTCGACACGCATCAGCGTTTGTTATTTCTACTCTAGATCTTTCAGCTGATCGTGTTCCGACTATGATGGTAGAAGATAAAGATCTTGGAATGACTATTCAAGTCACTCAATATGATGCGGGTATGGTTGAAAAGAGTGGTCTAGTCAAAGCAGATATTCTCGGATTGTCGACTCTTACCGCGGTCTCTGACTGTGTTGAATTGATGAAGGCGAAAGGTATAGATTATCTTCAAGAAGAGGATGGTGTGCCTCTTATCTATCGTCTTCCCGAAGATCCAGATGTTTATATGGACTTCTATAATAAGGATACAGATTCATCATTTCAGTTCAATACAGAACTTATTAAAGGGATGGTGCAAGAGTTTTGTCCTCTCAAACGAAAAGATTTAGCAGACTTTACAGCACTTGCTCGTCCAGGAGCCTTAGATTTCATGGTGGGTACTTTTACTAATGAATCAGGAGAAACAAAGGATGATATGTCTGCTGCTTCTCTTTATATGAAGGTTAAAAGTGGAGAAGAAGGTCCTCGATATATTCATCCAGATTTGGAGCAATTTTTGGGTGAGACCTATTCTGTTGCTGTTTATCAAGAACAGATTATGGCAATCATTAAAGAGATTGGCAATTTTACAGGTGAAGAGTCAGATATGATTCGCTCCGCTATTGCTAAGAAAAAGAAAGAAGTAATTCAGTCTACATTCGACAAACTTAGAACTAATGCTTTGACTAAAGGTTGGACATTAGTACAAGCAGAACAATTGTGCAAGATGGTTGAAGCATTCTCCCGATATTCATTTAACCGGTCACACTCTTATGCATATGGAGAACTTGGATACATTACGATGTATCTTAAGCATCATCATAAACTTGAATGGTGGGCATCAACATTAAATCTAAATCTTAAAGAGGATAAACTTCGAAAGTATATTTCGAAGTTAGGTGATATTGTTCAACCTCCTTCACTAAAGCAACCTTCTTCGAGGTTTGAAGTTCGTAAAGATGAAAATGATAAGAGTTATATTGTTGCTCCGGTGTCCGTCATTAAAGGTATTGGACCTAAGGTAGTACAAGAATTGTGTAAAAAGGGTCCTTTCAGTTCGCTTGAAGATTTTGTTGCGCGAATTGATCATGCTAAGTGTAATACTGGTGGTATTTCTGCTCTTATCAAAGGCCGCGCAGCAGATGACATGATGGATCAATCAGTGATTTACTATCCTGATCGTCGGAAGAAGTTTATTGAAGACTTTAAGAAACTTCGTAAGAAGCCAATTAAGTTGCAGGAAGACGTATTTAAGTTCGATCCGCTTTCGATTTTCTTACAGGAAAAGGAAGCGAATACTGTCTTCAATAAGACTCTGCTTAGTAATCCAGATATCATGACCCTTATCAAACATTTTCACACTGATGAAGCATCGTTAGAATTGAATTCTCTAACAGAGACCGGTAGAGAATCAGTTCCATTCGCAATGGGCACGATTCCAATCCTTGCTAATATTAAGGTGGCGGAAGGTTTTTGTGGGAAGACTGATAAGGATATTGGTTTAATTTTGCTTTACGAGTCATCCGCTTTTACCAGCGGCACTTCAAAAAAGAGTGGACGAGCTTGGTCTAAGGTCGGTATCAATCTCTCTGATGGATATGCAACGATTGAGTGTGTTGACTGGAAGATGAAGAAAGCTCTTGGTTGGAATAAGAACTCAATTGTTTATGTTAGGGGCCAATTGAAACCTGGTTGGAAGACTCCAGTTTGCTTGGATGTACATGAAATTCAGCGTCTTTCTGGTGATTAATTTGGTAAGTATAATTGTTCATACAATAGGAGATTATAAATGTCAAAGTTCGTAATTGTAAAGACTGTTCCAACTACTTTAAGGAAGGGTGAAGCAGTTTTAGAATCACCAAGTTTCTTAGAGCAGATTAGG